AACTATTTTATTTTTATACGAAAGTACTTAAAAAACTTGCAATATTTGTCTAATGGTTGTATTTTTGCGCAGAAATTAATACGATCATGGCAAACGAAAAGAAATCAGAAAACAAGAAGACAGAGAAGAAACAGCTTCGTGTAATCGTGGAGCCGCACCTCAGCGCTGTTATCAAACGCGCTAATGAGATCGGGGTCACTGATAAAGAGCTTAAGTACATGGATTCTATACCATCAGGGTACGTCCTTGTGTACTACAGATGATACGCAAAGAGGACACCGATCCTGTTTTTTACTGCCGTCGTTGCTGTAGTCTCGGCATAGAGACCATTGACGGACAGGATTTCTGTCGTGAATGTGGTAGCACTGACATAGGGCAGCTTCCCAACATCTACGACTGGGAAACACTGTATATCAAGAAATACGGCGAGTCTTATGTTAAGGACCGCAGAAACACACTAAAGGGTTATTCATAATCAACTTAATATACTATAATGGTGAAAGAACAGAAAGAACAGAAAGACGAGCTTTCCTATAATGAGCTCAAGAACGTGGCAGCACAACTCCAGCAACAGCTTGCTGAACGTGATGCCGCCCTGCGTAATGTGAACGAGATCAGGGAGATGGCTTACATCTGCCTTCAGCTCCTTGATCATAAAGATGTGCTTCCTAAGGAAATGCTCACTAAGGTGCTTGATTTCCTTGACAAGCTCATCCCGGTGCCGAAAGAGCAGCAAGAGTAAATATGAAACCGTCATGTTTGATTAGAGTGCCGTCGTCGCTTGACGGCGGTACTTTCTTTCATTGGAGGATACGTTTCCTTAACCCGTTCCATAACCTGACATCCAGGGAAATGGACGTGGCTGCTGCTTTCTTTCAGTATCGCTACGAACTGAGTAAAGAAGTCACAGACTCCTCGCTGCTTGATAAGCTTGCCATTGACACAGAAGCCCGACAGGTAGTTAAGGACCGCTTGGGGCTTAGTAGTGGGTACATTAATGTTATCCTGTGTAAGTTACGTAAATGTAACATTATAAAGGACAACAGGTTTAATCCGCGCTTTGTGCCTGATGTCAAGATAGACGATGAGCGGAAGAACTTCTCTGTGCTTATCCTGTTTGACTTTAAGGACGATGAAAGGAAGAAAGCGTAGATCTAGTGACAGATATGAAGCGTTTGAAGGAGGTGAGCATATACCCACCCCTGATTACGCCATGTTCCGTAAGGCTTGTGACGATGCTGCCAAGAAGCTTGGGCTTAAAGCAGATGATGTATACAAGCTGTACAAGAACTATCTCAACTTATCTATAGAGCTGCTGTTTCCTGAACCAAGCCCCAAAGAGCTTACTGACAACGAACTACTTGAGCCAAGAAGGCGCATACAGATCCCTCATGTTGCCGTTATTGAGGTGACAAAGAAGAGCCTGTACAGATGGCGCAGGATTGAGCAGAGGATTAAGAATAAAGATACAGAACAAACTAATAAAGATACAGAACAATGTTGAAGCTTAAGAAGATTACACCTACGTTCAATCACGTACTGACCACCAAGGATGTGTACGAGAATGACGTAACACAGAACGGTGTTGTTATCAGCACTAAAGGTACCGTTAAGGATTATCAGCGTGTTATCGCTGTAGGGCCCACAGTCAAGAACTGCAAACCTGGTGATGTGATCATGATTGATCCTATGCGCTATGCCAAGATGAAGCACCAGAGTGGTTCATTAAAGGACGGCGTGGTAACTGATAATCCTGTTGTGGCATACAATATCCCATTGATTAACATTGATGGCAAAGATTGTATGTACATCTATGACAGTGACATTCAGTTTGTTATTGACGAATACGAGGAAACCGAAGACCTTCCTCCATTGTGGATGCCGTCTAATCAGATCCTGCAATGAAACCTAAGCGTAATCATATTGGCGATCTATTTAATAAGCCATCAAAGAAAGCTACAGAGCTTGCTATAATGTGATGTAAAGAACATAATGGAAAAGGTCTGCATGAAATATGTCAATTACCAAATAACAACAATTATACTACACATGAATGAGACTATTCAGGTATGAAGGCTACCAGGTAAAAGTTGCTCCGGAGGCTTTGCTTCTGAAGCCGTTTAAGACTCTATGGACACGTGATAGAAGTAAGGATAAAAACAAAGCCCAAGCTGAGTTTGCCTATATCTACTTCCTCGTTGATCCTCGTAGTGAGTATCAGTACATAATTGACGAGGATGATCGTGCACGTGAGGTTAAAGCAGGACTTGGTTTGCCACCTAAATGGAAACCAGACAAAGCAGTGCTTGACGCTATAGCTCTCTATTCCTCTTTCACAACCACTGCTGCCTTATTGTTGCAGGATACACGCTATGCTGTAGACAAACTGCGCCAGTTGCTGCGTGACATCAACCTGGATGACAAGGACAAGAACGGTAAGCCTATCTATACACTCAATGTCATCACGTCCACAATCAAGCAGGTCCCTGCTCTTGTGCGTGACTTGGACAATGCTGAGCAGTTCCTAAATGAGCAGCTACGTGAAACTGAAGCTGCACGTGGCAACACTGAAATGGGCATCATGGACACAGAACTGGATAACGTAGAGTGAGTGTTAACGGCGATTTAACATAGTTTCTGCACTCTGTGCCTAAACTGTAAGAAAGAAAGAACCAAAGAAAGAATACCACTCTGTGCTTCATAATAATATTAAAATATTATTATTCATCACTAGTTAGAAAAAATAGACGTTTTATTTTTACGGGCAAATTATTAACGTTAAATTTTACTAATAGCTTCACCTCTGTGTGACATCCTGTTCACTAACAATCCATTCTGTACAAACTCAGTGCTTCTGCACTCCGTGCATAACCACTTCGTACAACTGGACCTAGTGTCCACTCATCCTAGTGTGACATTGCTAATTACTTATGTATACTATTAGTACGAAATCGTTGCAAACCGAACAAAAAACATAGCTAAAATATGGCACAAAATTGGACAGATTTAAGCCAGGAAGAAAAGTTTGACATCATGCGTGATTATGTACGTCGTGGTTTCCATAATCTTGATGACATTATGAACGACTACAACGCACAGCAGTATGACGCATGGGAGAAGAAATCAGATCCTGAGCAACCATACAAGACAAACCCGTCCATGCAGGCAGTGCGTGATGTGCTACGTGACATGTATGGTATCGAAGAATGATCGCATAGTACAGACAAACGAGTACCAGACTCCTATTACTGAGGAGTTGCTCTCCTCGTATCCACAGGAAGTGCGTGAGCAGTTCATGGAGTTTATCAGCTCCGTGCCTTTTATTTCTGCGCTTATATCTCCTGATAGGAAGCGTGCTAAGGACCTTCCTAGGGATAAACGTGGTAGGATCATTGTTGACCTAGCCAATCCACACATCATCGAGAACATGGATTACTTCAGGCAGTCTGCTATACACTTTGAGAAGTATGGCAGGTATACTGATCTTAAACCAAACAGCAATCCTAACTCTCAGTATCGTAAGTGGCTTGACGAGGAAGTAAGACGCTGCTGGGACGGAATGGTCAGACCAGAAGATGGAGAATGGATACCTGGATTGATGTATTACTACATCAACTATTGCCCTATCATGCTTACGAAAGCGAAGAAGGGCAGTAAGGTTGGTTCACGTACTGAAGGCTTTCCTGAGGTATGGGAAGGTGTATACTGGCGCTTTCACTACATTGATCAGGCACGCAATGGCGGCAAGTACAACAACTTTGAGGGCGGTACTCATGCTGTAGAGCTCTCTAAGCGTGGTAGCGGTAAATCATTCTCATTAGCGTCTATTGCCACACGCAACTTCATTCTCGGTGAAAGCAAGGACGCACACAAGAGGTTTGCTACATTCATTGTCGCCGCCTCTATGACTTATCTGTCTGGTAGTGACGGCACACTCACTAAGTTCACTCCTAACATCGACTTTGTCAAGAAGCACACGCAGTTTCCTAAGCGCACACTATTTGACTCCTCAAACAAGATGACATGGGTTGCTGGCTTCAAAGATAAAGTGACAGGAGCAAACATGGGCACACAAAACTCTGTGTCTGGCATCGCTGTGGACACTGACCCTAAGAAGGTCCGTGGTAAGCGTGGCTACCTTCTGTGGGAGGAGTTTGGTTCATTCCCTAACTTTATCGAGACATGGAACATCGCCAAGTATGGTACTGAGGAAGGTGGCATCAAGTATGCCTTCTCCTATGCGTTAGGTACTGCCGGTGATAAAGACAGCGACTTCTTTGGTGCAAAGGAAATCCTCTACAGTCCAATGGGTTACGATGTGTATGCACTTCCTAA